TCAAAGTAAGCCCCAGAACTCATGACGCCGTACTGGATGATTGAAGTATCGTTAACGTAATTTACGAATACGTTACAATTCTTCATCTTTAGCGTTTGCGCTTGTGTCTCGCTAAGATACTCAGCATTAACGCCAGGCTCTACTTTATACATTAGGGTAATAGTGCTTCGGTTAGCGGCGAAGTTGACACTGAAAGCGCGGCCCATGAAGCTAGCTACTGCGTATATATTCTCGCTGTATTGGGTAAATGTCCTGTTGTATTTTAACGCTTTTAACTGGCTCGCTAAGTCGTTGGTAACTGATGCACTCAGAACGTCTGGCGAAGTAATCGTTACGCCGTAGATGCGGTCAAGACTTAGGCCTTCTATTAATCCGGCTACTTCGATCGCTTGCTCATTTATTACTAGAGTATTGGATGCAAACATGCAACCAAACCATACCGCGCTAGTATTTGCCAGAATTGCCACGGCATCAACTGGCGTCTCGGCGTCTGTGCCGGTCTGTATGGCTACGGCTAATGCTTCGGTACCCTTTAGTTGAGCGCTAATATCTGTTCCAACAGTGCCCGCTATTAAATAACTAACTTCTGATATAGAGCCGGGCAGTTGAGATGTGAAGTTGAAACGTTCACCGTCCCAAGCACACACAGCCTGACCGCCTGCTGCTTCCATTGTCGTAGTAATCAGCGACGCTACAGCGTTTAGGTTTGCCATGCCGGTAAAATCCATACCGGATAGATTAAGCAATGGACCACTGTTTAAAACGACTGAAAATGACGCATCTGTAATAGACGTCCACGCGGTCATTAACTGCTCTGATTCACTAAGTGCGCCACAAGTTAAAAACCCATTGCTACCGGAAGATACCCAGCGCCCAATTTGCAGCTGCTGCGGACGTGGTGACTGGCCGAAATACAACCTAGCGGCTAAGTAGGCGGGGTTAGTAGTGCCGAAATCTTGCGCCACATCCTCTAGTGTAATGTAAGTACGCACCCGTTCCTCGGGGCTGATGACGTCGCTATCGTTGATGATTAACAAAGTACCAAATCCCCTGCGCTGTGCAGCGAGAGGTGAAAGGGTAACGGTAGTACGAATTAGTCTACCGACAGATAAACCTTGTGGCATTCTATAGCTCCTGTGTAGTCCAACTGCCAGAAAGTCCGGCAGATGTAGTATAATTTCCTGACGCATTAGTTAAGTTTAATATTGCGTAAGTATTTTTAATAGTACGTCTAAAGTGCAGCATGATATCGGCGCGGTCATACCAGCGATCATTAACCAATTCTGGAACATGCACAATTTGGTCAGCGTACGCATAAGTAACTGCTAATAGCGCCAACTGCTCCCTATTTTGTGACAGCTCCAAACCGTCGCGTAATATGCCCGCGTAAGTCTGACAATCTGGGCCGTAGAAGCTAGCGACAACATCGAAGTTTTCTACTCTTTGCAACTGTGAGCCAGTTACACTTTGCCATTGCTGCCAAGCTGTGCCAGCTTCTGTTGTTCTGTTAACTATTGAGTAAGCACACCATAGCACATCTAAAAGCGGACGGATGGGAGCGTTAACTTGCCAAGCGGGGCGGACAAGTTCCGCGTTTAGACCTGTAACTCCGGCTAGTACATCATGAACAAGCCGCGACAAATCCCTGTCTGTAACCGGAAGACTCGTTAAGGTAAGGTATCCGCCCGTTGCGCTAGTATTAGACATTGGAGGCATCCTCCATCTTGCAGGTTGCCTGAGTCCAACCGCCGCCCCAGTTTAAAAAGTCTTCCGGGATGTCTACAACTTGGTAACGCTTGCCACGCCATAGGATCACATCAGAGTAACCATTCGGGGAAAATTCGAGCTGCAAATCTCCCGCATACCAAACGGAAATTCCGCTGTGCAGGTTAGCTAGTTGCGGTAGGCGAGCCAAGGAGTTCTGGTTGACGCTTTGAATAACGCAAATAATGTTAAATGATTGTTCTGTAAGCTGCATCTCCCCGAACTCGTTAAAGGTTGCAGTTCTTTTTATCAGGGCGGCCTCATCTGTAAAATCTGGGTCTTCCAGTAAAAAACTTACGTCAACATTAGCCATTATTGCCCCTGACAACATAAGTTATTGAGTTTCTAAGTTGCCCGGTGTCTATTAAAGGCTTTGTGCGGGTTGCGCCTTTTGCCTCGCGTGCTTTTAGTGTGCTCGCTGAAAGAGGAGCGTAACCATCACCAGCAGTTAAAGTAGCCCTTACGCTAGACACGGCTTTTAATCCGGCTCTAGCGTAGGCCTCATCTAATGCGTTGCTTTTACCGGACAGGAAAGCATCGGAGCCTATAGCAAGTTCTTTTAATATCTCGTCCTGTACAGCTTTAACGCCCGGTAGTAAAAATGGCCTCGCGGGAATGTTTTGTATTGCGCTGCCGTTTTCGTTGATGTAGCCAATATCTGCATTACCTATTTGCTCAGCAGCTCTGCCGTCTTTGTTTTCAGGGATTCCGATTAGAAGGCTTTTTTTGGGGAGATCTCTAAAAGACTTTTTAATGTCGGCTATCTTGTCCTGTAAAACAGTAATGCCTCTCATACCTGCAACGCCCCAGCGCCTATCATTCGGGCTAGCCGTATCAATGTCCGCCCGTAAGATGTTGCGTTCCATTCTCCCGCGTTTTCTTCCATGACGCTAGAGCTATCGTAGGCATAAGAAACACTACCTACATGTTTATTAGAGATAGGCCCAGAGGTAGAACCGGGAGCGCGATTCATGCCGGGGTGCGCGTTGTTTTGCGCAGCTAAAGCTATCGAGTGGGCAACAAAAAGCTGTAGCCCATACGTATAAACCCAACGCCAGCGATCGGTGATAAACAAAGCCTCACCAATGCCTGACCAGAAGGTAATCTGACTATCAGGGTATGTGACTAGATTACTAAACTCCGGGAAGGCAAGGCGAAACCCTGCAATATCAAACTCTGGCATTATGCACCTTTTTTTGACACGTTAGCGTCGTTAACTTTTGTATCGGCGGCTATGATGATTCGGCCTGACTCCATGCACAACTTAGCGTACTTATCCTCATGTAGGTCATGGGGGATAGTTTGCAATCCTTGATCGTACAGAACGCCTTTAATGTATGTAGGGCCTTTAAATATTGCTTGCATGTATTTTTCCTCAAATGCCGTCGCGGTAGCCGACAGTCTCAGGGTAGACGAATTCAATAGAACCAAAGCCCCAAATATAAGGCGCAATGAAACGGATGCCCTGGTAGTAGGCAGTTTCACGACGAACTGGAACCATTGGGAAGCGCACAAAATCTTCATTGTTGGTATAGGCCATCATGCGGTCTGTGTCACCTTCTCCAGCGCCAACTAACCATTTTAGAGGCTGAATATTTAAAGGTCTGCCGTTAATGTTATTAGCTATGGAGTTTTGGGCTAAGTATTGCAGTATTGACACATTGCCAGCAGTGCTAACTATTTTAGTGCTAATCAATCCGTATTGTTGAGGCGGAATGCGAAGTTCTGAGGGGCAGATAGCATAACCAGAGGAAGCCCACACAGAAGTTAGCAATTCGTTAACCTGCTCAAGAATTGTCGCTGGTGTTGCAGTATCCCACTCGGCACCAGTAACGGCACCAGCCGCTACAATTGGGTTGTTAACTAGGCCAACATCTCCTGTGGCAACGTCGCCAACGTATACCTGGCTGTCTGTGTCCATCTGGTACATTAAGTTAAACGCGGACATTTGCGCTACGTCGATCCCTTGCCCCAAAAGCTGCGATCGTTCCAGCTCTACGGAGCTATAGCTAATTTCACGACCTAATAGACGTAAAGGAGTAGCTATCTTTTCACCATTAACAGAAACGGTGGGGATCGTGTTTGAGTTTGCGCTCAGCCAAGGCTTGCCGTTGGCCTGCTGAGTACCTACGCCAGCAACAGACGTTCTAGTGAAAGATGTAAGTTCATACGCCAGCGTAACACCTGAGCGTAACTTAATATCCCTATCCCAAGTAACAGAGTAGAGGGGTTCGTGCAGCTTCTGCTCAAAGTTTTCTAGCTGATTAATGAAATATGCTAGGGTGCTGTCTTGTGTGCGCACCGCACTATCAAAAGCTCTAGCCTTGATGATTTGTGTCATTTGTTTTTTCCCTTATGATCAACGAGCAATGCGAATTTCAGCATTGTTTTGTGCGTCTTTGTTGTCGGAAGCCCAGATTACATTAGGCAACAACACCGTATTTGTTCCGTTAATAGTCGCAGTAAAAGAACCTATGGGCTGGTTGGCATAAGCCACTACGACTACGAAGACATTATTGCCGCGAATAGGCGTACCAGTAGGACACAATACGTTGACATAACCACGAGTAACGATACCTTGAGTAGATATGATGTTAGGGCCAGCGCCTGCGTAAGTATTAGATCCTGCAACATTGGATGATACGCTCGGAGCAATACGAGACAAGACACCGTAAAAAAAGGCCGCAGTATCAGCAGTTCCAGCAGCGCCCATTGTCTGGAATGTCGTACTTCCGCCGCCTGTTGTTTTTAACGCCAAGCCATAAGCCGCGGGCGTAAAGTCAAGACTCAGAATGCCTGGCTCAACGGTTGTCTCATCAGGTCTGGTAACTTCGCCGGGAATACCAGCGGGCGCTCTGTACAAATAAGAAGTCATATTAATTTACCTTTTTGTGGCGTAATTCGTTCATTTGATTAATTCTTTCTGGAGTCATAGGGCCATTATTAAGAGTGCGGAAGCTGTCCACAGTCGGGGCAAGCTGCGCGGCTCTCTTGGCTTTAATAACTTCAGCGCACGCTTTGAGCTTGTTTTTTGGTGACATACCATCAAAAGTAGATAGTATTTTTTTGCCTTCCGTGGTACGAGCCAAACAAGACAAGGCGTCTTTAACTAGCGTACGACTTGGCGCTAAGCCAGGGGCGACAACTTCGGCTTGGCTGACGGTCTCGGAGTCAATCGTTGCGGTGTCCATTTCCATCTCATCGCCGAGCAGTTTAGAAAGGGCGCTTTCAATGGCCTGTAGGCGCATGTCCATATCGCTTGGCTGTTCATTTTCGCCTTGCATTACTTCCGTAATATCCGCATTTTCCAATTCTTCCTCACCAGCATCGGTCATTTCCATCATCGACTTTTGCTCATGCTCTATCATCTTAACAATTAATGCCTCAATGCGGGCTAGGCGCTCTTCTAATGGGCTAGCGTCAGTTGTAATTTCTTCTACAACCTCCGGCATTGCCTCGTCTAGAGTCCGGCCAAACGCGGCGAGTAGCTTATTTTTTAAAGTCATGCACTTAATACCCCTTTTAATGGTTTTTGGTTTGTGATCTCTTACTGCTACCTGTGGGCCATTGCGCCCGCGACGTACTAATGCGCCATGATTACACAAAATCTTAGACTGCTTACCAAGGCCGGGTCTTACTTGCAGGTACTCGGCATCATATGCCAATGAAACCTCACGCAAACCAGACATTATCATGGAGATTCCATCTGCTGACGTAATCAAAAAATCCGCTAGCAATTTGTCAGAATCTACACCAGTACCCGGGCGAACATTTAACATTGTACCCACAGCCAGATTGCGCCATGTCTCTGGAGTCACAAAGTCGGCGGGGTGGTCAATAGTCAACGGCTTGCCTTCAATAGAAGCGATGGTTTCAGGAGAGAATAACTCTTCAGCGTAACGGGTTATTCTTATAACACCATCGCTGCCAGCTTCCACTGGTGAGCTTCCCTCAGCATCAATTAATTCGCCGTCTTGATATAGCAACTCACCAGTACGAGCAATAGGGACGGCCTCGCATAGCAAATAACCTTCTGGTGTTTGGCTGATGTGTTCACTTAGCCTGACAGTGGTGTAATATCGTGGTTCGTCCCGAGTTTTCCCCGCGGAGATTATTTCAGACGACGAACCTTTTTTTAAAGGCATGAGAAAGGATCTCAAAAGATGGCATACGCCAATTATACGTTAACAATATATTTACAACAAGTTACGGCGTAACATTCAACAAATTACATGTTGTTTTGTTTTGTGGCAAGCATTGATTTATCGCTTAATCATAAATGTTAAATATCTAAACAGCATCAGAAAATATCGGCTCCGGATAACAGCGGCAATTATATATCCCACCAGCGTTAGTTGTCGTTCCATCGCTCAACGTAGGAGGACTGGCCCAGTAACAAACCTTCCCGTCCATCTCTTTGTGGGACTCTCTGACGTCCGAGTCTTCAGAAGTGCGCCATATGTACGCCTCACTGCCTACACTTACAGCGCGCGCTTCTGTTAACTGACTACTTGCCCTGGCTGTCTCAGTTCTTGCTATCAACAAAGCCCGAGACGACGTGACCTCACCCGTCCTTGCGATCTCTTTGGCTATCTCGTCGGCACGTGCACCGTCCAGTGCAGCCTCTAAAGATAACTTCTGCGCCCGCTGCGCCGCTACTGTTGGCAATGACAAAATCAACTCTACCTGCTCATCCATCAAAGACATTACCTTCGGCAGCACTGGGTCTTTACGCATAGATGCGCCTAGCTTCTTGCTCATCGCAGCCCAAGCCGAAATATTACTTAAGTCAACCGAAGTAACCATTTCACGAGCTACTTTCTGTGCCCAAGGGAAGAGCCCTTGAGTATAAAAAGCCATTGCTTCCTCGTAGCCGTCATTTAAATATGAGCCATCCCTGTAAGACTCCGTGATATCTCCAACTTGCTGTGCAACCTTTTTTAGTTTGCGGGCATATTTTTTTTCTTGGGCTTTTTTGGCTGAGAACCCCTTTGTTTTTGCGTCCAAAGTCAAAGAGCGCATCATCAAAGACTCAACCAGCGTTTAATGCGATCAAGTGCGTTTAGGTCTTGCGGACTCTCGGCAGCTTGTTCTTCCTCTTCCTCTAATCTTGGCATTGGCGGCAGCTCTTCTTCTTCTTCGATATCCTCCGGAGCAATGTTCGTAAATACCCCGGTATCTTCTGATGCTTGCCGCAGTTCTTGCATTCCGATCGCAGTAGTAATTAGTCCGGCCTCCATAGCTCCTATTACGGTTTCTGTTATCGTTTTGGCGTTGTTAGCTTTCTCCGTGGCGGACATTTGCCACAGGCTCCTGAAAGTAAACGACATCTCATCAGGAGCTGGCAAGCCGTACAGGCTCTGATGTAAAACTTTCAGGATAGTATCCATACCGCTACGCAGGCGGCTCTCTTGCTGGGAATATATGTTGTCGTAATACATTCGCATATCATGCTCACCAGTTGCACTAAGCCCCGCCGGAGACTGTCCCATCAGTCGTGTAATGGGAATTTGCGTAGCACCAGCGACTTGCTGTGCAAACTGCTGAATCATGTCACCCATGCCCGCGAAACTGTAAGTGGACGTTTGCATTACATCTTTAGAATCTAGTAATGTAATGCCTTCATTAGTCTGCATTTGTCGTACATAGGTAAACATTTTCATTAGGTTTTCTTCTGCTGGCCCACCCATAGCTAGGATTTCTCGCAGATTTTCAATTCCTACAGTTCTCAAATGCACTTTGTCTAGCAGGTTTGCAGCTCCCATTGTTGCCGTATCAAATGCCAGCATGCGGTCATAGATGCGTTCTAGTACGGATTCGCCCCAATAGTCCTCTGTGATAGCTTGAAAGAATGGAAGCTGTATTCCTATCATACGAACACACCTAGAATAATGAATCTCCGTTCCAAATGTAGGCTGTCCGCTATCGTCAACCGCACTTACGACCA